CTCAATTTCATGCTGCGAATTGTAGTCGTCGAAGTCTAGCATGTACCGGTACGGCCCCTGCTTTGCTAACGCGGGGTAGAGGTCCGCCTGCATACGCGACCCTGGATTCAACAGGGCGCGTCTATTCTTCCAAGCGGCCTCCACAGGACGAAGCAAGTAGTCGAACGTGTAGTAGGAGCGCGTATCACAGCCGTAGATAGCACGGGTCTTCCCATGCTCCAGCTTCCATGATAGCCCGGCCAGAACCAGGGGCTCACCCACTGCCACGACATTGTCCTTTACCGCCTCAGCGAATTCTCGCCTGGTCGGTTCCGGTGGAAGGTCGAGCTTCTGCCCGTACATCTCGACCTCTATGCCCTGCGTGTGGGAGCCACTCCTGGTGTAGAGCCAGCGCTTGCTCCAGTAATCGTCCACGTCTTGCCAAAACGGTTGCACATTCATTTCCTCAGCGATCACAGCCCTGATTGCAGCGCGTAGCTGGCGCTTGTCCATCACCGCCGCCTTCTCGCTGTAGAACGCCTCCTTGTCCACCCTAGTCCTCACGTCGTCGTCCGCCACGCCTGGCGTGGCACCTCTCCCGATCAAGGTGTTGAGCTCGCACACTAGTGCTCCCTCCCTTGTGGAGTTGAGACCCAAGGACTTTACGTTGTTGGTTATTTCCTTCAACAGCCCGTCAATGTGGCGGACTGCCATAACCTCCAACGCCAACTCCGCGTCTGTCTCCATCGCTGCGACAAACCAGATCAGCCACGCGGCTGCCTCATCGTTGTGCATCCCCACTAAGCCAGGTAGTATGACAGGCAAGCACTTCCATACTTCGCTGAAATACTTCCTTATGTCTACGAGCAGGTCACTCACCCGCACGTTTACTTTCGTCCTGGCTGCAACGTGGTCCTTTTCCGGAAACACCTCGCGGTCATCCAAGAGACCATCCGCCATGGTCTCGAAGAGGAGCAACCCCGAAATCAAACTCCCCTTCCCAAATTCTAGGGCGTCCGCGAGAACCTCGCCCGTCACCTCGCCTTGGCCTCCGACGATGTAACGCGCGATCTCGCTCGTCCTACTATAACTGCCCAAGCTCCCAGCGACACTCTCACTGTCACTGTCAGCCTGGCTGCTCTCGAGACGATCCATGAAACCGTGGCGAGCAAACCACTCCTTAGAGCGCTTAATGGCTTCCGCGTACTCTTTCTTCTGTATCGTGTCCGTACGCATCGCCAATCCGCCTCTCTTAGGTAACTGGATCCTAGCTTTCATGCGGTTGCCAAGCGCATGCAGCGTCCCCAAATAGTCTCCCCCCACTCCTTCGTCCCCGTCGAAGGGTTTTGGCAGACTCTTCGCGCCCGGTATGGTCGCGGTGTCGTACGTTGCTCCCCTAGGAAAGCGACGTATCTTGCCCGGTGCCACTACTGCCCCAGCGGTCGTGGCTCCGTCCCCGTTTTCCCCATTTTTATGTGTTTCGTTTTTCTGTTTTTTTTCTGTGTTTTGTCCCCTTTTTTCACTTTTTATGAGCCCTTCGTGGGCCTTTTTCCCGTTTTTCTTATCATATACAGACGCGCTGCTGATCGCGCGTACTAAATCTAAAGCGCTCATGTCCACCATTTGCACCGGTGTGGTGAACACATGCAGTGCGGCCAGAGCCGCACACCCCGTATCCCCTGTTGCCAGACTGACGTTTACACACACCTCTGCTTCCTTCAGAGATGTGCACCCCCCCCCCATCTTCCGCCGGACGGACTCAGGCAGACGAAGGTATGTCTTCGCCTCCCACTGGGTCCTCGGTTTCCAACTCGACATTCGGCAGAATGACGCGTGTGCCCGACGCGCCAGCGAGTGTCGTCGCTGTCTCCGGTCCCAGGTCCTCCGGTGGCATGATGGTGGGTTCCTCTATCCTCACGTCTTCGAGAGGAACCTCAGGGGGTGGAGGCGGCGGTGCGCCTCCCACGTCAGTCTCCTCCTGCTCTATTGCAGGAGGCACCTGGTCACCAGCTGGCTCTGGCGCAGGTGTTGCGGGTTCCGGGCCAGTCCCTGGCTCCGGGTGGTCTTCTTCCTGGACCTCGGTGTCGGGGAAGGCACCGATGTCCAGTTTGTATGAG